AATCATCAGTGCCTATTCCAAAGTTGACACCAACCTTGCAGTTCTTCTTTGTATATCTATTTATAACTCCATCAACACTATCCTGCAATGTCTTACCATAAAGACACCATATGATGGCTTCAAACACAGTTGTCTTACCAAAACCATTTTTACCAGTTACGAGTTTAATACCATTATGATTAAGGTCGAGCTTCTGCTCTTCATCTGGATACGACTTAAAGTTTTTTAACGTTACAGATTTAAATATCACTTTACATCCTCCAGAACCTTATCAAATAGTTTCAGCAAAAGTTTATTATCTATATTCTGCATTTTTATATCGGAAAGATATTCTTTAACAACAGCAACAATATTGCCATTGTTGATTTCAAGATTTCCCTCCATTATTGCTTCTTCTGTATCCTGCTTTTTAAAGCGAGGCTTTACATCAATGGCGCCCTTCGAGTAAAGAAGATGTTTGAGTTTAACAAAGTTTTCTATCTTCTTATCAATATCAACTTGGATAAACTTATTTGAATAATCATAATCCTTAAAGTTATTTACATCGACAGTTAGATATGTTGGTGCCTCTGAATACTCTTCAAATATAAACTTGTTTTTGTCTATTACAAGAAAACCTTTAGTTTGCCCTTCTTCTCCGAAATCAAGTTGATATGGACTTCCTCCAAATACAATATTTTTTATATTTTGAGTTCTGTGAAAGTGTCCAGATGCTACTAAATCATAATGTTCAAAAGTATCAACAGGAAATCCAGCTCTCTGATCTACTTCATATCCGTTATCAAACTGGAAATCTGCAATACTTAAATGAGTTAACAAAACATTTGATTTATTTGGTATCTTTGTTTGGTCATGAGTATATGAAAGACAATCGTATTCATATCCATCAATAAGCAACGTCTCACACTCTTTGATTACTTTACCAAATGGGGAAAAGCATTCTACAATACTATCGTTATAATCATTGTATATATCATGATTGCCGAGAATGAAATACATTTCAAAGCCATCAGACTTCATTTGCATTAAATCGAGGAATAATGGTATGAATGCTTCATTCTTTATTTTTGTAGACTTTTCAAATACATCACCGCCAAAGAAAATAATGTTTGTTCCAATCTCTTTGGCTTTATTTGCAAGAAAAGCCAGATAGTTTCTGGCTATTTCTATGCGTATTCCTTTATCTACATGTAAGTCTGATGTAAAAATAAACACTTATTTCTTTTCCTTTTTCTTGAATGTCTTTGCAACATCTACTGTATGATACTGCTCCTGATGAAATAACTCAAGGTCAATAGGCTTTGCTTCAAATATTTCCTCTAAAGAAACAAGTCTGTGGCTTTCGCCTTCTTTCCCTTTATAGAAAATAATAAATGAGTGAGCATCGTTTAACACTTTTTCAACAGTAGCATACTTACCATTTGTTAATGGTACCTTAGAACCAACATCAATCATTCCGAAGCTCCTTTCTTTAATCCTTCCAACATATTATTAAATGTTTCCTCTTCTTGCCTATAATAGAAGTTATATGTAGGTATGTCAAGTTTTTTAGCAAGATGAAGGCCAAACTGCGTTCCGCCTGTATCGTTTGCTGGCCTATCTGTCCAACATACAACAAATAAAGATTTAGAACACAAATCTCCACCTAAAATCTGAAATACGTTTCTTGCATGAAGAAGTCTTACAGATTTTTTAACTATTTCCCATCTTACATCACCATATATGTCAATACATATTTTTTCAAGTTCTTTATTTATATCACGCAAATAGTATTCTGATTTATTATCATTGAATCCCTTCCAAGGGAGATATATTTCTTTTGAAGAAGCAGGCATATGATAACAACCTAACTCAAATGCTGAGTCTGCTCCATCTGCTCCTCCAGAGCGAAGAGTATAGCCAAGATTTGCAAGTTCTTGTCCAATAACTGTAAACTTTTTTAGTACATTTTCTGGAGTATTCCTGCCACCTATTCCAGCATAAGGTTTATACATTCTTGTTCTCCTTTATATAATAGTATCGAAAATCTCTGCTACAAAACTAATACCAAAAAAAAACAAAAGAATATAAACCCACCAAGGGGCAGAAAAATATAAAGCAACTGCTCCTGCAAAAACTACTGTAAATATGCTTATAACAACAGCAATAAGTTTTTTACCGCCATCAACGTAGCGAATCCCATCAATCTTTAAAGATTTTATTTCATCTTTTAATGCTTTTATTTCACAACCTTGTGCATTAACAGTTTCTTTCAGCTCGTCTATTCTGTTTTTGAAAATGTTAAACCTGTCCATCCCCTATACCTCTTTTATTACAAGTTATCATCAATCAGTTCTTTTGTCAAGTTTATGCCAACTGGCAAGATGTCAAAAAGATTATACTTCTTTATTTCTTCTAAGTGAGGAAGTTTATTATTTTTTTTACATTGATCTATTGTTTTAGGGATGATATTTTTTAAACTCCAACAGTTCTTTATCTCTCTTACTGAAATAAAATACCTTTTTGGTATTATAGTAGTTATTCCCCAATATGTACCATAGTTTCCCCAAGTCATTTTACCATCAAAGTTTTCTTCAAGATGCTTTTTTAAATCATCTAAAGAAAACTCAAGAAAATCTTCCCACTTTCTACCACTTTTATTTGTTTTAATGCTATTTATAATAGATAGTTTTACTGAAAAATCTAGTTTCTTTTTGTTTTCCTTTACTTTCGGGAAAGAAGCAACACTCCTGCATTGTTTACACTCTTTCCTATAATACTTACCATTTTTATGAAAGCAAGATAAGTCTTTTTCTTTTCCACATTTTTTACATATCATACTATTATCTTTTGGTCAAAAACCTATTATATCATTTTTATTTAATAGTTAAAGCATTATCAGCACAAAAGTTAAAATCATAGGAGATAAAAATATGGCCTTAGTACTTTCTTCAAGTGAAAGCTCCACTATGGAGCCCGTAAGAAAGAATCGTTGGGTTATGCAGTTCAAGAGCATTCCCGGAAATGACTCTAACTCAAATGCCAAGGATAAGCTTGGATTTGTTGCACATACATGCTCAATACCTTCAGTTTCTTTCGGACAGACAGAGTATCACAGAATCAATGAAAGATTTTACAATGCTGGTAAGCCAACGTTCAATGAGCTTTCAATGACATTCTATGATTTTATTCAGGGAACAAACAGCGCTTCCCAGATTCTTTATAACTGGCTTCAGAAGGTTTATAATCCTCTCACTGGTCAGATGGGTTTCAAGAAGCAGTATTCAACTTCTGGCACACTTGCTCAGCTCGACCCAATGGGTGGAGTAATCCGCACATGGAACCTTTTCTATGTCTGGCCAGCAAGCGTAGATTTTGGCGGAAGCCTTTCATCTGAGGATGATGGTTTTGCAGATATTTCTGTAACATTCCGCTACGACCTCGCCATCAAGGGTGTTGATATTGATACCACGCCAACTGCATAACAGTAAATAGAGTAAAAAAATGGGCTCCCTTTTGGGGAGCCCTTATTTTTTAAATAAATACTTTTTTTACTCGATATTTACTTTCTTGGCTTCTGCATCTGTAAGAGCAGAAACAACTACTGTCAAAATGCCATCTGCCATTTTTGCAGATACATTGTCATGACTGTACTTATCGGAAGGAACTGGATACTTGAAATCCACATCTGTATTCCTTAGCGTGTTTCTAATGAGCTTGAGATTGGGCTCTTCTTTTACCTCAGCCTTCATCTTAAGAATCATATAATCACCCGCGAAGCGAATGTCTACGTTCTCCCTCTTATAACCAGCAACTGCAAACTTGAATACAAGACTCTTTGTCTCTGTATCAATAGCAATCTTTACTGGAGGGAAAGCTGGCGTTGGAAACTGGGCCTGTGCGGTCTTGAAAAGCTCTTCAAGATCGATTGAACCAACTTCCTTGCCAAGTTCGTCAAAATCAAACTCCTTGAAAATGACATTAAAAAGCTCGAATGGGTCAAAACGCTTATCCATATAATCTCCTCGGAATACCCTCTGACTTTACAGACAGGTTTCCATTTCTTTACAAGTTTAGTATATAAAATATATGTTTTTTTGTCAAGAGTTATTGGCCAGCCTTTGCTTTTATGTTCCCATAACGCTGGAAAGTATCTGTGGTTGCTTTTCCAGCAACTGGCTTAACTGGCTGTCCTGTTCCTTGTGGCATATTGTCTTTTACACCCTTAACCACAAAAGTCTTCATATCTGTTCCATCATCAGAGAACAAAGTAAAGTTTACATTGCTTCCTTCAACTGAAACTTGAACATCTTTCTTTGTATTATCATTGACCATAATCTTTTGAAGCCAACCAGTAGAGTTAACATCATTAAGAAACTCGTTAACAATAGAAGAAGCCTGCTCTTCATTGAAGCCCTTTGAAAGAACCATCTTTTTAATAGTTAGAAGAAACCTTTTAAGGTCATCTTTCCCTGCGAGTTCTTCTCCACCAACAGCCTCTTCTCCAATAATACTTAAAACTTCATTAATCTTCATTTTAGTCTCCATAACCAAACAGCGATAATATAGCGCCACTTGCGGCTTTACCATCTGAAATCTCTTCTACTTTATTTTTTCCAGCAAGAGATAATGCTCCATTTGTTGTTAACAACTTCTTTTCAACAAGACTCTTTTTAATATTATCAAGGTTCTTAAATACTTTATATTTCTTAAAATATTCTTGCCTATAAGAAGAAATATAAGCCTTTGTTATAAGAAGCACTTTTTTTTCATCATCACTTAAATCATCACCACCAGCAGGAGCACCAAGTTGTTTTGGCATTTGATTTGGATGTACATAAAGCATTGCTTTCTTTGGCCTTGTGTGTACAACCAAAACCATGTTTGGTTTTCCGGGTACAACGTCATCCCAAAGTTTAACCTTAGCACCAAAATGAAGTGCGGCTTCTTTTTTATCTGCGGTTAATATACTTTCATAACTAACTGAGTTTTGCTGGTGTACTCTGCCACCTACATAAAAATATGCAGTAATAACATCGCCATCACCATAACTACCACCAATAGTTGGTTCATCATCTGCTATGGCGTCAACAGTACCAAAACCCTTTTCTTTCAATATTGGCTTTGCCCAATCTGGTGCGTCTTTAGTTGCTAATATGATTCTAGCACCTTCATTCAAAAGTTCAAGTATATTATTTAGTTTCATATAAATCTCTTTTTAGTAAACTCTTTCCACTTATCTTTGCTAAAGTTAGAAGCATTCTTTTCTACTCTTTCAGAAAACTTCATTTTATCCTGTTTTGATTTCTTGATTTCATCTACAGCCATTCCAACAGCATATGCAACACCTATTACATATACTGTTTTTAATCTTACAATCATCCTATTCATTTGATAATCATATTCATAATCAAAAAGATTTGCTAATCTCACATTAACTGATTTCTGAAAATCTTTTGGGAGAAGTTTTCCCATCCAAAGAGTGTCTTTGTTCTTTTTAACCAAATGCTCTTTAAACTTAACAGCAAGAAAATCAAAAAACTGAGTTCTTAGGCTATCAAACATAATCATCTTTGGCGGCTGAATCTTTAACCTATACTCTTGGTCAAAGCGTGAAAGATATGTTCTTGGGCTAATGCCTTCTACGGCATCATTAAACCACTTTTCAAAGTTCATTTCGAACTCACATTTAAGTGTATCGAAATATTTAAGAACCATATACTTTCTATCATAAGCATCAATGCTATCAATGATAGCATCGTGCAATGATACCATGTTGATTTGTGAAGCCCTTATCTGTTGCATTTGACTTGTAAAGGCAACTGGATGAATACTTATAAGATATCTAATCTTGTAAGTATTTCCAGTAGGACGAGCCAATACAAACTGTAATGTTATGTCGTTTTTTTTGAGATTATATTTCTGTATATTCTGCACTGGTGGTTGAATATTATTCAACTGGCCAGTGGGATTACTAAATGGGAATAGATTATCCATTTTATTTCTCCGAATCCAAGTAGTTTCCGAGTTCTCCAGCAAGTTTTCTATTAACTTGGTCGAGAACGAAACTTATCTCTTTAAGGTTTCTTTCTGCTTCAGGTTCTTCTTTCTTATACTTTTCAATCATCTTATCAAGAAGCATCTTATCTTGTTTAATCTGGTCTACTGAATCGTAACGCTTCTTAATCAAATCCTTAGCAAAATCTTCAACGTCATTGATTGTAAGAGTTTCGTTAAACTCATAGTTATGTCCTACAAGCTTACGGGCTTCTGGAGAACGACGAGTTGTTATCTGGCGAAGAAGGTCAGCATATTTCTGAACAACATCACCATCTCCTTGATCGCGCATTCCTTGAGCAAGTTCCTTTGCTGTCGTCTTAGCATTGTTCATTTCTTCAATGGTATCAAACTCCATAGTTGCAAGTTCTTTTAGACGCCTGTAATATGTGTTCTCATCCATATATGGAGTTGCTGCTTGCTTCTTTGCTTTATCTGCAGAAAGTTCTGCTTGTGTTTTGAATAGATTTTCTGGGTCTTTTAACTCTGAAACAGTAATAAGATTATTAATAAGTCTATATTTCTTAAGTTGTGCTAAATCTTCTGCTGAAACAATAGTTGCAAGTTTTCTTTCAAAACGCTTAATCTCATTTTCTATTTCTTGCTCTGCTTTTACAAGTTCATCTGGACGATCATAATATTTTGGGGCTTCATAATCCTCTTCTCTGTATTTCTGATAATACTTCTCAATATCTCCAGAATAGTCAGAAAGAGTTGTTGGAAGTTTCTTCCAAATCTTATTCTCTTTATCGTTAAGATCAATACTTTTGCGAAGAGTAACGAACTCAGCCATTACATCTTGCTTTCTTGACTTAGCATCGCTTATCATTTCATCAATAATAGCAATATAAGTTTTCTTGTATATGTTTTCTCCAGTTTCTCTTTTAAAGTTTTCACGTATGCTTTTGCGAATCATATACTTATAAAGAGCAAGAGAAAAGTTTTTGCCTTCTTCATCTTTGTTAGAGCCTTTCTCTCTTAATGATTTTTGCTTTTGAACAATAGAGAGAATATCCGCTGGAGAAGACTCTGTATCCTTTCCTTCATTATATTTTGAAAGTGATTTGTAGTTCTTAAGTATTTCATCGTAGGTTACTTTAAGATTTTCAAGAGAAAAACCGCCAAGTTCTTTTTCACCTACATCAAACTCAGAATAGACTTTCTCAAGAACAGAAGGACTTAAATCCTTTCCAGTCTTAAGTTTTTCCTTTTCTCCCTCAAGGCTTTTTATTACATCTTCAAGATCACGAAGTTTATTTTGTAATGCTTGTGATTTTTCAAAAAACTCGCCTCTTCTTACTATCTTCTTTCTACCACTTTCAAGTGATGAGCGAAACTCATCCTTATTCATTCCAGTAATATCTGTTGAAGTAAGTGATTTGTTTTTCTTGATTAGTCTTTTTATAAGTTGGTATGGGGCAAGAACATTTTCTCTAAAATGATTTATTTCCTTAACAAGTTCTGGACCATACTTATTATAGATATCAGCCATTACCTCTACTTGTTCTGGAGTCATTTTATACGTTGTATATTCTTCTTTTGAGCCACCAACTTCTGCCTTTGCTTTGATTTTCTCTTTTGCTATAAGTGCAGATGCCTTTACTTTCTTTGGATTTAAATCTTCTTTAGTTTTTGAAAACTTTTTAAATGCTTTTGAGTTTCTCAACTGGTCAAATGTCTTTTTCTTAAAAGCGGTAAATGCAAGAAAAGGTGATATAGGAAAAACTAAGTTTTCTTCTATCATCTTATCTTCCACAAGAACTGTATCTTCTGTTTTGAATGCTTCTAAGACTATATCGTGAAAGTTTGACATTATTAGTGGCTCCACTTTTTATTAACTTTACGATATATTTATGGCTTATTCCAAAATCTCAAATCCACATTCTTTATACGTATGCTTTCTTAGATTAGAATGTTTTTCAGTAAAACGATTTCCGTAGTCATCAAAATCATAAACTATTGCTTCTGTCTTTCCTTTGTCTTTACGCAAAGCACGTCCAAGCCTCTGAACAGTTTCTATTCTTGATTTTCCACCAGATGCTATAATAAGCATACGAATAGCATTTATAGAAATACCTTCGTTAAATATATTTGACGCTATTATTGTTTTTATTTTTCCTTCTTCGAAATCTTTAACTACCGATTTTCTTGTTCTAACATCATCTGCACCAGACAAGAATACAGAATCTTTTATTAATCTATTAAGTTCTTCACCATGCTCAAGGTTCCTTATAAGAATAAGAGTTGGAACATTATGCTCATTTATTTTTTCTATTATAATCTTATTCCTTTTATCATTAAACATAATGCATTTTTCATTTGCTGCTGGCCAATCGAGTGTTTTTATTCCTTCACATGGAACAAAAGTTATCTTTGGTCTTACTATTACATCATTTTCCATAAGTTCTTGAACATCTATAGTTGATATAATAGGACCCATATAGTGTCTTATTTGAGCAAAGTCATATTTATCATTTCCTTCTGGAGTTGCGGAGAATCCAAAACGTAATGGATATGATGTTTTATCAAGAAAATCCTGAAACTGGCTTGCGCTTGCTCGATGTGTTTCATCTATAATAAGAACTTTATATTTAGCCAAATCTGGTATTTTCTTTACAGAACCAATAGTTGCTACCATATTCCAACGAAGAAGCATTCCTTCTCCAGTAGCAATACCGCATTCTATACCAGCCTTTTCTATTCTTTCTTGAGTTTGTATTGCAAGAGATACTTTGTTAAATAGTATAAGAGTTGGAAGTTGTGTAGCCTTCATAAAAGCAATAAACAAATCAGTTTTTCCAGCAGAAGTTGGTGCTTTCACTATTCCAACATTTGTTTTAAGTAGCGACTTCAAAGCCCTAATCTGATGTTCTACATATGGAAAAGTAGGATCAAAGAAACTTCTCAACTCTTCATATGACCATTCTTTTTTGTTATGTTCAAACTTAGTTCTTTTATCTTCGATGCCAGTTATTCTTATATTATTCTCTTTAGAGTATTTTACTACTTCCATAAGAAAACCAGACCTACAAACATAATATTGCTTCATTTTCTTTATGAAGCAAATGTTTTTTATTTTTCTTTTATCAAAACCAGCACGGCTAAAAGCAGCGCTCATGTCTTTATAGGTGAGAAAAGATTTTATATTGTCTTCATCTTCTTTATTATCTTCAAAATCTAAAACGAGGAACTTATCATCAACGTGTATTTTCATTTTTTTAAATAATATCAAGCAACAGTTTTTTTGTCAAGTTTATATATTTTTCCATTAGGCTTTATAGAAGCAAGTATTTTTTTCACTGGCTTTGTAAAATATTTATCTCCAAAAGACCAATCAAACTTTGACATATTCTTAACAAAATCTGCCGACTTATTATATAAGGTATCACTATAAAGAAAATCAAGTTTTCTTTCTATCTCATTATACGTCGCTTCTCCATTAAATATATTATTAACATCAGTGTCTCTTTTAAAATATTCAGAAGGATATCCCATCTCAACACCAACTTCATAATGTAAACACATTGCTGAGAATATAATGAGTTTTCTTTTATTTAAATCCAAAATAAATCTTATATTATTCTTTCTTCTTACTCTCATAGTTGAAGAAATAGATGAAACCTCATGATCTTCTCTTGAAACTTCAAGCATCTCACTTGGTGTTGGGTTAACATAATATGCCACTGGTTCTCTTACTACATCAGATTTTGCATATCCTTTAAACTCTTCACTTAAGTACTGATTAAGATTCATATGATGCTCTTTTCCCATTATCCTTTTTAACATCTGGCTTATGTGGTATTTTTCTTTTCTTTGTTGGATTTTTTACATATGGCTTCTTTATTACTCTTGGAACAGGAACTTTGTTTCCCTTACCCATCTTTTCTGTTTTTGGCAGACTATTGATTTTATCGAGTATTTCATCAGACATATCTTTATTGTTATTTTTAACGGTACTTTTCTCTATCTTCTTTACAACTTCACGTCTCAACTTCTTTTCTGCATGTTTGAGACCACTTGAATAGGCATCGCTTACTTTTCCTTTTACTTTGTCTATTGCTTCTCTTGTTTTTTCTTTTGCAGCCTGTGAAAGTTTTCCAGCAAGTTTCTTATTGACGTCATCCAACTTTTTCTTAGTAAGGTATATACTGTTCTTTGGAACTATTTTTCTGACAATATCATTAACTGGCTCTGTAAAATACTTATCAGCAAATGACCAATCCATTTTAGTCATTCTTTCTATAAAAGCCTTAGATTGGAAAGCCAAGTTATCACTATAGAAATATTTCATTTTTCCACTTTCAGCATCGTAAGTTGCTTCACCACTAAATAAGAAAAGAGGAAGTGATTTAGCACTAAATAATCTTGCAGGATATCCTACATATTCACCAACGTCTTTGTGGAGACACTCTGCTGAGAATGCATATACTTTATTTTTTCCTATTGCTACTATAAATCTAATATGTCCAGTTCTGCGGGCTGCTTGAATAGTATAGGGATTATTTATTTCTACTTTCTCATTAATAATCTCTCTCAACTCGCTTGATGATGGATTCTCAAAGACAGCAATGGGGCCTTTTGCGTAAGGAACTTTAATATAACCTGTGAAGTTCTCGCTTAAAAGTTTTTCCTCTTTCATTTGCAGCTATCTCCAATAAAAAAGAAGCTCTTATGAGCTTCTTTTAACTTTACACAGTTTCAAGTATCTTTTTCTTCCAAATCTTCTTTGGATATTTATCTATCTTCCACCTTTTAAAAACCATTTCGCCACATTGTTCTGTGAACACTGGGTTAAGCTCATATTTTAAGAAAAAGTCTTCATCAACCATAAAGACATTTCCCATCTTTGTCCATACTACCCAATGATTGCTTGGAGCATTGGTAATATAACTCTTAATAACATTTTTTACACCCTCTTCTTTGATAACCAAATAAACTTCGTCATTAGTCATTTTATTTGCTCCTCATTTTTAACTTTAAGAATGTAAAAACCAACTTTATATTTTTATATAAAAAAATAAAGCCGGTCTTTCGACCGGCTACTTATTACTCTTCTTCAGTGTAAACTGCCCAGATGCTTTCTGCCTTGGTTAGACCATATGTAGTATCGTCATCACCAAAAGCCTTACAATCGTAATCGTTATAGAATACTCTATCACCGACCTTAAAGTTAAGCTCTTCTGGCTTAAGTTCTGGACCAATCTTATCTACCAGAGCGTAAAACCTTGGCTTCTTGGCTCCCTGTTCAGGACCAGTACCACCAGCAACAGAACCATTTGGAAGAAGAATCCCACTTGGTCCCTTTGCAATAAAAAGCTCTTCCTTTTCCTCTACCTTATAAAACTTAAGTAGAACCATCTTTCCGCAAGGTTCAACACTTGAAATCTTTGCCATTACTAACTCCTATTATGTTATATATATGAGTTAGAAGTCGTCATCATCATCGTAGTCATCATCACCATAGTCTTCATCGTCTTCGTAATCATTTTCATAATCATCTTCGTAGTCATCATCATCGTCGTCATCATCGTTATAACCATAACCAGCCATTTTAATCCTCCTTGTCTTTTGCCATCTGGCTGAGGAGGTCTTGATACTCCTCATCGTTATTGCTATTTATTTCTTCAACAATACCAGATACTTGTAGCTTTTCTTTAGCTTTCTTTAATGAAGCTTCTGCTTCTTCAAGACGCTTCTGAAGTTTATTTATGATATTTGCTTCATCTGCTGCTACAACATCTATAAACTCTTTACGGAAAAATGGCTTGTCTATTACTCCCGGAATGGTATAACTGTTGCCACTCTTTTCCATAATACCAAACTCATCACAAAGCTGATAAAGACCTGAAAGCCTAATCGGTCCAGAAGAAAAATCAATAAGGAAGTTGATATTTCTAAGTTCTGTTCCGAAGCGAGATTTGTCTACGATTGCTTTAATAACCTTCAATGAAGAACCAAGAGCTGTTTTTCTTCTATCCTTTTCTTCCTTCATTTCTGCTTCTGACATATCCTTAGTGTCTGCCATATCCTTCAAGAACAGAGAGAGTGAAGGATTATAAATAGCACCTTCTCCGCCAGCTTCCTTCCAAGGATCATAAACATTACCTAAGTTAGTATACACCTTATTTGCAAAAAGGAATGCGACATTTGTTCTTTCAAAAGCATTATCAAAAACACCAAAAAAAGTATTGATATCTTTTGCTCTTGCACCCATATCAACACCACCATTAAGCTCACGAACTGATTTAAAGTTTGCCAAACTGTCAAGAAGGATTACTATATTGGCCTTAATACCCTTAAACTCGATAGCATTAAGGAGTCTCTTCAAGAACCTTGTTGCTCCTTCGTAATATACCCAATCATCGGTATCGCGTTTTACTGGGAACTCTCCATCTGATACTTCTTCATATTTTCCATTTTTCTTGCTAACTCTATAGTTAGCAAAAGTATTAAACTGTGATAGACGTACTTTGCTTGTATCAACACCAGCAAACTCAAAAAGTTCTGGAGAAAGTCCACCACCCTCAGAACCAATACCGATAACCATATCAACCTTTGGGTCTTTCGTAACCTGACATAGAAGTAAGCTCTTTCCAGTTCCAGAAAGTCCTTTAAGTGACGTAATACGTCCAGCGGGAACTCCATAGAAAAGATTCTTTGAACAAATATAGTTTAGGGCATAAATACCCCAATCATACCAAAGTTTAACCTTCATATCAACTTTTGAAATATCTACAAGGCTTTCGAACTCTTTTGCAATAATATCATCAAGATCATTAAAACCAGATGCTACAGAACCTGTATTTTCTTTTATTTCATTTTCTTTCTTTTTTGCCATTTTATACCTCTTTAGAAACAATATGCCTACTGACCCAAATGAATCAGTAGGCATATCATCATTTAGACATCAAACTCTGAAAGAAGAGCATCTACATCATCATCATCAGAAGAAGAAGATTTTGTTTCTTCCTTCTCGGCATAGACTGGCTTCTCTTCCTTTGCTACATCTGCCTTAGCAGCTGGCCTTTCGGGCTCTGCATCTGCATCCTCACCAAGAACATAAGCCTTAGCAACTTTCTTAAGGTTTTCATATGTAGTAAAATCAACAAGCTGATTAAAACTCATCTTTTCGAGATTGGTAATAAGTTCCTGAATCTCTTCCTTTGTTTTGAATACCATAGAGGTATTAGCAGCTGGAGTAGAAGTATCGTAGTTACTTCTGCGCCCTGTTCCCTTCTTTACGAGATTGAAATCCCTTCCTTCTTTAAGGTCAATGATAGGACCAAAATCAGTCTCAGTAAGAATGTGAAAAAGATTCTCAAAAAGTTTCTTTCCACTCTCAAAGAAAACTGGCTGTGTCTCCTTCTCACGACCGCGAACGATTACACGATAAATGTATCTATCCTTAGCAGAAAGCTCGTATGCAAGCTTAAACTCTTCACTCTCTTTATTTCCGCCAGACTCATCGTAAAGCTTCTTTGAAAGAGCGCAAGCTGGGCAATCCTCTGCTTCATGCATATTGCCATTTGAGTCCATAGCAGTCTGCTTTAGACACTCATATGACTTACCATCAATCCAGTGAGTCTTGTGATGAAAATAAAAAACCTTTTCGCCATTTTTCTTAACAGGTGGGAGGAAACGAAGAGGGAAAGTTCCTTCTTTATCTGAAGGCGGGCTCCAATACTTTCTGGTTCCACCACCTTCCTTGTCCTTCTTCATCTCATTAATCAAATCCTGATACTCTTGCTTATCCATATATAACTCCTTGGGCTCTTGCCAAATATTGCCGATGCCAATGGGCGTTGGGCTAACTGGGCTATTGCCGTTTATACAATGTATGATACGAGAAACTTGTAATATTGTCAAATATTCTTCGTTTCTTCTCTATTAACTTTACTTTCATTTCTGAAACATAATGAATGATAAAGTTTTTTTAATAACTCGTCAAGTGTTTAAAGCAAAAATCTTTCCGTCTCTCATTTCATAACAACATGCTGCAAATGGAAAGATAAAACAAAATAGGAGAAAAAACTATGGCAATGCAAGCCTATATCATGATTGAACTAATGAGCGGTGCTCAAATCAAATATGTAAGAGACGTAGTAGCTGATAATGGTTCTGGTGGAAAGTATTATCAGTATGCCAATACAACTGGAAACAAGTTTGCTGACCAAACTGGTGCTGGAAAAGTATATGGTGATTATCAAACTCTCATTACAAACTTTGAGGACTCAAATAAGTTTCTAAACTTCCCTGAAAGTGGTGGTGCGACAAAATATCTTTCAAGACCAAACTATGAACAAGGTATTGGGAAAGGTGGATTTAATAATACCTATATTGCAAAACAAGCAATATCAAGGATATTTGTAGTTGAAAGATGGGCAATGTTAGATAACAATCTATAAAAGAAAAAGCGGTGGAAATCCACCGCTTTTTTTATTTACATACCCGAAGGAACAACAGAACCTATTGGAACAGGTTGATCTGCTGGTTGATCGGCTGGTTTGCCTTTCATTTGATTACTTCTTCTTTCTGCTTCTTCGTTTAGCAGTCTTATATATTCATAAAACTCATCGATTGGCATTTCTTTAAGTGCCTGATAATCAAATCCCCAATCAACCAAATAAAAAATATTATATCTAATACTATGAACGTTATTCGGGTTAAAAGCGAAAGAACTCGACCCCGATTGGAATACTACCGGAATAATCAGTTCCGCAATAAGGGCACTTTACACCACTAAGTTTATCAATGCCAGTATCGAGCTTTGTTTTCGCTGTAAGTTCTGCTCTATCCATAGCAGGAAGAGCCTCATAGAAATCTTCCCAATCTTTTGGAGAAATGGGCTTACCTTTATTATCAAGGATTTCAACCGTAGTAACAACAAGATTATCTACACGTGTCTTATCAAAGTCATAAGTGCTCTTGTTGCGAGAGTTATTCCTTACATAAATAGCCTCTGAATGCATAAGACGAGGATAAATAGCCTTTACTGTGTACTTAGAAACTGGAAGTTTAATAACAATCGGCTCTTCCATTTCTTCTTCAAGTTCTTCGAAAGCGAGCTTTGAAATAGCAATCTTGTGTTCAAACTCTCTTTCACAAGCACTATTGTCGCACTTGATCTTGAATGAATAATCATCCCCATAAGACATCTGACGAAGCTTAAACAAAATATAGTTGCTATCAAAAAGAAGGATATCGTTAGCATCAGCATCACCAGCGATACAGTTCTGAATAACCATTCTTGTAGCAGAACCAGTCTTTAGAAACTTCGAAGTCGTAAGGATTTCCTCTTCACGAACAGTCATTGGCCTAAGACTAATATGGCCAGAACGAAGTTCCTCGCTATCACAGTTCTGATACAACTTACCATGTGATGGAAGCTGCACAAGCTCAGCCTGAACAAAGTTGAACTTACTCTTTGAGTTTGCCTTTGCTACCTTATGAATAGCCTCAGCCATTCCATCTCCCTTTGCCTGAACAGCATCAAGATTAGAAATCGCTGAAAAATCAATACCTTCATTATCATTAATCATATCACTCATGATATCTCCCTATATGACTACCTTTTACATTATTTATGACTTTGGCATTTTTAAAAAATAAGGTGGTGCGGCGACAAAGTTTATAAACTGTTTTGGAAAGATAAGAAAGATATGAAGATAGAAACACTGTTGGAAAAAATACTTACTGGAAGAAAGGTTAAGTTTCTTTCTACAACCGTCGAAGGAGGAAAGTTCGACGGTAATAGAGTTATGTGTGTACATGATTTAGAAAACAATAAAATGTATATGATACAAAACTCTCTCGTAAACTATATGAGATTTGCCAAATGGGACAACAAAGAAGCCATTGCAGATATTCAGCCATCTATTTTTAAAAATATAAAAACAAAAGAATATGGAATAGTAAAACCAATAAGAATAACAACAGAAGTTGAAGTTGAGAGAGCTGGTGTAGAAAAAGAGCAAGATGATTCTGAAGACTATGATATTTAAAAGGAGATATTATTTATGAGAACTAAGGATATAATCGGCTTTAATGCTGGTGTGAAAAATAAAGAGGAACTTCTTACAGAAGATACAGCAAAACTTAAAGAAATGGAAGCTGTTTCAAAACTTTATTCAACATACGCCTCTTTTATTAGAGATATTAGTTGGTTAAGGAGTTATTTTGAAGTTGCTCCAATGGGATTAACTACTCCATATCCATACAATAGAGAAAAGCCGCTTTCTCCAGAAGAAAGTATCAAGATAAAGAAAAGACTATATGCTATTGCAATGAAAAAGCTTGATGATATCAAGGAAACAATAGAAGATACTCTTGGCGAAAAGAAAAGTAAAGACAATGATGACGATGATGATGACGAAGCTCCAGAAGTTGTTATTTCTGCCTTCGCTGGTCAATAAGGAGTTCCATAATGGGCAGCATAGATACTATTTTAAGTGAAAACAATACAGGATTGCTTCTTGAAAGTGGCATCAAAATGCCCAAAGGAACAAAAGCAGCAAAACTTTTTGTACATGCAGATTTGGACGGAGTATTCTCTGGTATTCTTACATTAAATCAACTCGTAAGACAGGGTATTCCTAAGAAAAATATTACCATTGATTTCGTTCAGTATGGTGATGATAAGAATGAAATGGCAGATAAGCTACAAGCCTCCAAAGGACAGATGGTAAGCATTGTAGACTTTGCCTCCATCCCAGATGAAGTACCAACCATTGATGATGAAGGAAAGAAAGATTATTCTAAAATGAATAAAGTTAGGCAATCAGACTTTACTTCAGACCATCACGATGATAGTCCAGATATTGCTGGAAACAAAAGACTCGCAAAAGGAAAGGCTGGAGCAATCGGTAAAACAGAGTATGGTTCAGATTCAGAACATATTGCAACAGTATATGCAAAAAACTTAGCCGATCCATCAACTATTAAAATCATTACAATGGTTGATGCTGCTCGTTATCCAAACCTTATGGATACAATGACTCTTCCAAAAAGATTCCGCGAAGCAGGAAGAATGGAAAGGCTTGGTTGTATTGTAAATACACTTGTCTCTCAACTTATTTCAAAGAATAGAACAGCGGCAATAGAACTTATCAGAACAAGTTCTCCTTCTATTGTTAGTATCTATAACAACTCACTCAAACTTGCAAAGATTTCAGATAAGCAAGCTGAAGTATTTGAAGAGATGGGTAAGGATAACCCAGACTGGAATAGAGTTGCAATACTTCGTAGCCAACTTCCAATGAACTTTGCAAAGAAGACTGGTGTTGATGACAAGAAAGTTAATAAACTTCGTTCTCTCGAAGATTTTAGAGAAAAAGGAAAAGAAGATTTAGAGAGAGCATCAACTGGATACTGGTCAAAGAAAGATCAGGAAGAACTTGATAAACTTAAAGAAAACATTAAAAACAATAAAAACGCAAGTGATAAATCAATATCTGAGCGCAGAGAAGATTATAAAGGCGCCATAGAAGCAACAAAAAAACTCATTGAACTGATGGATGAGCTTAGAGAAACTGGCCAGAAAGATAAACTTCCAATATATACAAGTAACAAAAAGAAACTGAATCATGAGACTGGAAACTATGAGCGTAAAATAGAGTATCTTCCTGAAAAAGAGTTTGATTCATTATATGAAAGAAGTGTTGCTGATGTTAAAGAGTTTACACAGAAACTTGCCGAACTTGACAACAATGATGTACAAGGTAAGGTTGATGCTAAAGAAGCAGAAAAGAAAGAAAAGATTGGAAAGTTCCATGGAGTTGGAAATGTTATTAGACAGGATGCAACTTCACTTAAAGACTATCCCGGAAGATACACCGGTTCTCTGTTAAAAAATAAAGATGGCGCACGTTATCCATTTATTCTTAAGCGCTTCAGCAATATGATTCAAGTTGCACTGAACCCAGATTATCCAAAAGACAAAGCAAAGCCAGACCTTGGAGAACTTTCTCGTCAGATTCTTAAAAATGTAAGAGATAAGTATGCTACAAGATGGGATAGTTGGGCTTGGGATATTGTTTTCCAAGAAAGTGGTGGTCATGCTGCCATTACTAACGTATCTGGTCTTGGCACTATCAAACTTCTTCCAAAAGCAAAACGTGAAAGAGTAAAGGAACTAGAAGACTATAAGTCAAGAGCAGGAAGAAAGTTCAAAAATATTATGCCAAATAAAGCAAGTGAACTTGAAAGTTTAAATGCTCAAAAGAACAAACTTAAGGAAGAAAAAGAAAAAATCATTCAAGAAATCGAAGTAGCATTCTATAAAGAACTTAATAAATACAAAGACAGTTGGGTAACAACAGAACCCGGAGAAGCAAAAAAGCCAGAAAGTAAAGAAGAAAAAGTAGTTATTGGAAAGCCTGTTGATAAAAGTATTTTTGAGCCGAAGACGCTTCCACCTAAAAAGGCAAAGAAGATGGATGAAGGTGCTAAATACATATTAAAAGACCTTCTTGAAGGATAAAACAAAAGCCACTCGTTTGAGTGGCTTTTTTTATTTTGTTTTAATAAAGATTATCCAATAAGCATCTCCAAAGGTGAAGCTTGCTGCATCATATCTTGTTTTACTTCTGCTAACTCTTCTTTACCCTGAGCTATCAAATCTGCTCCATTAAGCTGGATATTTTCAGTTCCTCCGGGAATGCTACCGCCAAAAGTATTTCTTATATTGCCAAGAAGTATTTTTGCTTTTGCAAGTGTGTATTTCTTAATCATATTATCAATCATTATTTCATCAATAGTTAGAGCTGATTTATATTTAATGGCTATACTTATTCCGTTATTTGGTTTTGGTGAAATGTGTATTCTTCTATTTAAAATCTGCCATCTCACTTCTGTTCCAAGAATAAGATTCATATCCTTTTCTGTAGAGAGTGCCAAAGCATAATCTGTTAAGAATCCACTTTGGCCGGGATGACCCCACTTCTGAAACATGTATTGCATATATAGACTATTTGCTAAGTCTGGATCGGCACTATAATAGCCAAATGGGAACTTTGGTCTAAAAATAATCTCTATAATATTATCAGGAGTTCCAACAACTGCTGGTATTTCGTATCCATCAACTGAGTTTCCAGATAGAGTAGCATAAACAAGATTTTCTGAATGATTTCTCCATCTATTATATTCTGTTATTGCTTCTGTTAAACAGTTTGTAAGTTGTTCATTTGTTAGTTCAACTGGAACGATTGGATAGCCAAGCTGCGACCTAACATAGTCGTAAATAGGAGTGTAATCTATCGTAGTGGTTTCTGCACTTTCACCACTATCTGCACTTTCATAGCCCCATACTAAATCTATGGCATCTGACATTTTTTAAGCCTCAAGATTAACTTTACTTTTTTGTTATAGAATCAAAATGCTTAAAAATAAGTATCGGAGATAGTGCATCTACAATAGAGCAAATACTAAAGAAAACAACTGCTATTGTTCCTCCAAAAATAAGTGCAAAAGAAAAAAGTAAGCACGAAATAGATTGAATGAACAAAAATAAAGATAGATTGTCTATCTTTGGTTTTTTGTGCATAATGTAATAATCTATTAAGTGTCTTTTAAAAAATGCACAGAAAAACATAATACTTGCTATTATGTGCGGTACTGAAGAAGCAGCCAAACTTGTCAATATAGATAGTCCTAATGTCATTTTTTACCTCACACTCTATATCCTCTTATACATCAAGTTCCCTTGCTGTATTTTTAAACCTTTCATCTAGAATAAACTTATCCATTTCAGCATTTATAGAACCATTTATAGTTTTATGATTTGCTTTCAAATCCTCAAATGTCTGAATAAAGTTGTATGTATATATTGTTAGTACACCCATTAACAAACTTTTATTGTCTTTAGCAAAGAACTCTTGATCGAACAAATACTCAAACATTTCAGTAGAACCAGAAAATCTTTTTGAATGGTATTCATTAAACTTATTTAATACATAAGGACTTCCACCATATTTAATAAACATATTACCATAATCTTCAGATGCTTTCTTTTGTATTGAAATAAGTAAATCATATGTCAATATTTCATGAACAACACCATTAAAAACTATTTTATTTTCCAAAGCCTGCTCTGTTAAATCACGCAAAACTTTATAAAATGTTATAAACCTACATTTTCCAAGCAAATAAAACTGTGCGTCCTTTTTTTCATTCAGGTTAAAAATATTATTAAGTTCTATTTTTATATAAGTAAGCATGACATGAAAGAAGTAATGATTTCTTACATCTTCTTCTATACATTCGCACTCTTCTTTCTCTTTTTCTTTTTCTTCTTGCTTTTCTTTCCTTCCTTTTATTGCTTTAATCAAATCAACAAATAAGTTTTTATACAAAAATACAACAAGTCCACCTATTAGTATTGCATAAATAATCCACATAAGTGTGTTTGTTGGAGTAAAGTTCTGAAGATTTATGTTGAACAGCGTTGGAGATGCGTCCATCTTATACTCCTTTATTTAGTACCTTTTCACACCACCAAGTCTATCTGCAATAAACTCTGGATATTTACTATAATACACTTTTTCAAAGTTTTCATCATCTTTGTGTATCCAATACATTATAAGTGAAGGAATACCTATTAATGGAAGATAAAACCAAAATAAATATTTATTTAAAATATAATGACCATACTCATGCTGCAAACAAAAGGGGAGCTCTACTTCCTTTTTGATAATAATGAAAAGACCCATAGATAAAGAAAATATTTTGTTATTTTTATTTCTTAAATAAACTATATAACAACCATCTATATTCGGCGGATATTTTTCTATGTAATCTATTTGTTTTGTTATTGCGTAAAAAGCAACAAGGATAGCACCAACAATGGTTTGTGGTAGTGTTAAAAACACCATCAAAAGCCTACTTGAACTACTATAATGACGCATGTGAAGACTCCTATTTTTATCTATTTTTTACCTTTACTAACAAAAAAGGCCATCTCTGTTCGAGATGGCCTATACTATTTTCAATAAACTTTTTATTATTCAATAATATTATTAACAAAATCAACTTCTTCATTGATATAGGTATTCAAAAGTGAGTTGTTTGTATCACCAAAATCAAGGTCTTCACCAAAATATTTTACTCCAACCTTTGCAGCAGCAAGAGCCTTAGCAAGATTCTTATTATCAAATCTCTTATAAAGTTTTCTATCATTAAGAGATTCTACAATAATCTTATAATCTTCTCTAAGACTATCAAACTTCATCTTTGAGTAAGCCTTGCTAAACTCTTTTCCATCAAAATACTTATCCTCAATATCAGAATACTTTCCAATCATCTTCTTAAGACGCTGGACAATAACAGTATCCTCGTTGCCTTCGGCAATAAGTTCTACCATGTCAGAAAGTCTCTGGCTAACAACAAGCTCGCCAGTATCTTCATTGATTCTCTTAAGAATATTTTCCTTATTCGTAGTTTCCTCTACGACTATCTTTCCATATCTAATCTCATCAAGCAAGCCACTAAGCTTCATGGTTATTCTCCATTTTAGTTTTATCTTTACATTATTTGAAAAGATAAACATATCATGAAAATAACTAATATTATTATAAAAGAAAGTCCAGAAGACGAAGAGTTAGAAAAGAAAGCTAGAGAGTTTGCTACAGAAAAACATAAAGAACAAAAAAGAAGAGATGGAACTCCATATATAAGACACCCAGAAAGAGTTGCTGGTTATGTAGAACAGTTTAAAAAAAGTCATAAGATTAATCATCTTAAAGCAGCAGCATATTTGCATGATACTCTTGAAGATACTAACACAACCTATGAAGAACTAAAAGCAGAGTTTGGTGATTTGATTGCTTCACTTGTTAAAGAACTTACTTCTGATAAAGAACAAATAAAAGTACTTGGAAAAGCAAACTATCTTGCTAATAAAATGGGCGCTATGTCTGACTGGGGACTTGTTTTAAAACTTTCTGATAGAAGAGACAATGTTGATGATTTAAAAACAGCTGATGAAAAGTTCAGAGTGAAATATAAGAAAGAAACAGAGTTTATACTTGAGAAACTAAAGAAAGAAAGAAACTTAACAGAAACACAAAAGAAAATCATTGTTGAGATAGAAAAGAAACTTGGAGAGGTATAATGGGCTTTTATAGTTGGCTTGTTAATACATTAAGAGCAAGAAGGTCAGCTGTAAATCCGGGACTTACGGCAAGAATATATACTTTTGGTGCAATATACGAAGGATTTTATAGAAACTACAAACATGATCCAAACCCATTAGTATGGATACAATACTCTGATGGAAAATATACACATGCAATAAATCTA